TGTGAACATGCGGCCGTGCCACCGGCCATCAACCAATTAAAAAGGGCGGTGCCTGGTTCACCAGAAAACAACCGCTCGATCACTTCGAAGAGCAAACCAAGCATGCCGAGACCTTTAGCGAAGCGACGAGCACGCGATATGAGGTACAAAGTCACGATCGTGTCATTGAACCCGAGGAAACCCATTACCTTTGCGATGAAGAACCGATGCACATTTGTGTGGGAGGAGTCCTGTTGCGATAGGTCAATCGACAAGCATTTGGTCTCGCCATCACGGAACGCCTGAGAAGATCGATAGGCCTCGTCGAGCTCCTGAGTGGTGTAGCCAGAGTCGTAGATCACATTGGCCTTTAACCTGAGCTGGACTTCCTTCGTGGCTGCGACAATGAGTGGGCATTCGGTAGCATTCAGGAGCTTATTCGTGGCGAGGATGCCTTGGCCGCACTCCGCACAGAATCCGAATGCGCCAAATTTGGGCTTGCATTGGCACTTCAAGAAATAGTCGTTGGCGAGCGGACGAGACGAGTCGACGTACGCCAATTCATTTGCGACTTGAGTGATGCGGAGGGCCTTGGCATTCGAAAACCAGTGTTTAAACATGGCGGCAGTGGACGGCATGACGACACGACGAGAGGGGTCAATAAAGGCATCTACCCAACGATCGAACATCAGATCAGCCAGCATGAATGCTCGCTTGTTGGGGATGCTGACGTTCTGTGGTTTCGTGTACCTGTCGAACACAGCGAGCACAGACGCCAGGACCTCGGTGTTCTGGAATGGGTAGCCGATGTGGGGGTAGATGGTGGGCTCGTGGAACTCGGTCGTGGCAATCCACTCCGGGACGCGGATACGGCAGCGGGGGTCAGGCTTGCGGAATCGTATCATGGTTTTGTCGCGATGGAGTTCAGCCGGATCGGGCGGTGACGGGTGAAGTTCGTGGAGGGCCTCAAGCAATGCGGGCGACAGGGCTGACGCGACAGGCTCGGGGGTGTTGTCTTCGTCGACCTCCTGCACGATTTCGCGTCCCATGAAGAACTGCTGGGACAGTACGACCTCGTCCTCAAAATCCAGGGGGGCAGGGACGGCCTCGTCCTCATGGTCCAAATCATCCAATGATGTGAAACCGTGGGACACCGGATCATAGCGAGAGCCGAAAACGTTGTTGGGCCCTCGCCTAGGCATCTGGTCGTAGCGCAACCCGAGCCGGATCATGGCTTGCGCAAGAGGCGAATTTTGCCGTGTGCCATGGGGGAGTGTTATCGTGAGGGAGTTGGACGCACGTGAAATGGCCAAGCAGAAGATATGCGGATTTTGAGCAAGAGCGGCCAAGTCTGCGGCTTCAAGATGCCAATAAGCGTCGTTCACTGATAGGCCCTGTGCAGAATCGACGGTGATGCAACCTTGCCAGATCCTAGTGTTCACATTGTGGTAGGTCATGTGGAGACCAGGGCGTTGAACGATGGCGTTTTGGATGTTGTTAACGCCTGGGTTGGTGGTGACGAACTGGAAGCCAACGGGAAGTAGTGGCCCGAACTCTGCCTGGTAGGTGGGGATCATGTGCCTGTTGATTAGGTTGGTGATGTCCTGCCCATAGCGATGGATTGTATGGGCCAAAACGAAATGATCAACTGGCACGATCTGATGTGAGAAGGCAGCGCCCAGCGGTCCGTTGTAGCGTCGCTGGCCAGGGCAGCCGAAGGCAATCACCGGGATATTATGGCTACACAGCGAAACAACATGTCCGGCCGGGAATTGGTACACCTCGTCAATCAGGATCGCCGTGTGCGCGCGAATAAGGTTGGGGTTGGCGACAGCCTCGTCTAGCGTGTATACGGCGTGCCCCGGCCAGATACGCTGCCATTCCTGCTGCAGCTCGTTGGTGGGGACCACGGCACAAGCGCCTGCCGGTGCCAGCCTACGAGCATGGGTCGACTTGCCTGTACCAGCAGGCCCGACGATAAGGAGATCGATGGTGGTCTGATCCGACCAATCCCAGTTGTTGAGAGCGCGCGCCTGAAGCATGACCAAGTTGTCGACTGGTCGTCCGCGGATGGCAGCTTGAGCTTGAATCTCATTGACTTGTGGGTCGAAGTTATTCATGAGCCGTGCCCCGCGGCGCTGGGGAAGCCCCTGGAGCTGTGCGAGCCAGAATTCGGGCATGGCAGGCCACCATTGCTGCACTTGGGGATACCCGAGGCGGGTGGGGACGAACCGGGCGGCTGCGGCGGCTGCGGGTTGGGCGGGTGGGAGTGGGACAGCAGGGGGGACGACAGCAGGTAAGTCACCATTTGGACCGGCCGACCTTCCGTTTTCGCATCGTTGGAGGGGGGGAAGATGCGTGGTTTGGGCAAGAGACCGACCTGGAATTGGCATCAAATTGTCGGCGAGGAAGTCACCGAATGTCCGCTGGCTAGTGATCGTCTCTTCGCCGCGCATCTTAGCAACAGCCCAATCAGCCCAGGATCCTTCGTCGTTGGCCTCAGCGCGCCGTGTCGATGTGGCAAGCTGAGAATTGATGACGTCCAGTTTGCGTTGAGCCAAGGTGGTACGGTGAAACATCTTTTGCACGTCCATACAGGCCGAGAGGGCGACGGATAAACGCTCGTCGGCAGACAAAACCCAGCGATCAGTGTATTTGTCATCTCCAAGTACTATGGCCGGAGTCAGGACCGAAATGCGCTCCATTGCCGCTTTGAACAGGTTGCCGGCGAATTTGTCATGGTGAGTGGACAAGTAGGCCACCAATCGTTCGTAGTGCGACGCCGAGGTCAAGAACGACGGAATCCCGTCTGTTTCGGACTTGATGAAGGCGTATTTTTCCAGCATGGTCTTGATCATAAACGGGTAGGACTCGGTTCCCCGCTCGTTTCCGTTTCGCGATATCCTAAACAACACAGATGAGCCGTACTGGTACAAAATCTCGGCGAAGAGGGTGTCGTCGGAGAAATTGATCCATTTTAGGAGGTTGTCCAAGTTATGGGTATAGCCAGCGTCGCCGGCGCCAGGGTAGCAGGTTGCACGGCCGTCCTTCACATCCCAGATTGCGCCGGTCTCGACTTCCTGGAACTTGTCGACGTATTGCAGGGGCACAGGAATCTGCAGCGACACCAAAGCGATTGATGAATTGTGAGCATCCATCATCGATCTGAGAGTGGCCGGGGGGACGTCCTGGAGCGAGTATGAAGCGTACAAAATGCGACCGGGGACTTGGCAGTTCTGGCCGAGATTGTCACACATGACGGCGGGGTTGTTCCACTGCAGATTGCCACGAGCGACCAACGTGGCACCATGGGGGTGATTAGGGTTGCGAGCGGCTATCGAAGCACCGAGTACTGCACGAGCCCTATCTCTACCGTCGATGTTCGGTGAGCAGCTGTGGGCTGCACATTGATCGGTCCGAGCAGCCATGCGAGTGAGGGACGGTCCGATTTCGACGATGTTG